ATATATATCAGAGCGGGACTCTGATAGGCTGCGTAGCTTAGACGCGCTTGCAAAAATATCAGGATTGTTTGATACGGACAAAAAACAGGAACAACTAACCGTTTGGAGCGGATTTTCGCCTGAACAGCTGGAGGCTATCAAAAGTGAACAAAACAACGTCAAAGTACTCGCGCACGCAGAAAAAGAAGGAAAGTAGCATAGAAGACCCTTGTGTAGTTTGTGAAAAAGACTTATATTACGACGATGAAGTAACGCAAAGAATTGGCATGATGGAGGCTAATGGAGACATTAAATCATGGAAATGCCCATTTTGTGCGTCTGAGTTTGACCTAGATGATAATATTCTGTATATATACGGAGAAGATAACGCAAAAGGATTAGCTTGAAAAAAAATTGAATTGATAGAGAATTTGCAAATATCCCAGTTAGGGACGCTCGAAATAGAGATTTGCCGCAATTTAAAGAAGGCGGAAGGACACCAGCGTGGCAGCGCAAAGCAGGTAAAGACCCTAAAGGCGGTTTAAACCGTAAAGGAGTTGAATCTTACCGTAGAGAGAACCCTGGTTCCAAATTACAGACCGCTGTTACTACAAAACCAAGTAAATTGAAAAAAGGCAGTAAACCTGCTAAAAGACGTAAATCATTTTGTGCTAGAATGAAGGGTATGAGAAAAAGGCAAAAACCTAGCAATAACACAGGTAAAGATAGATTATCTTTATCATTAAAGAAATGGAATTGTTAAATGCCTAAATTTGGAAGTAAATCAAGAAAAAACCTAGCAACCTGCCATGAAGACTTGCAGGACTTATTTAATGAAGTAATTAAGTATGTTGACTGTAGCGTCATTGAAGGCCATCGCAGTCAAGAAAGGCAGGATAAGTTGTATGAGGAAGGAAAAACCAAGCTCAAGTACCCAAAGGGCCGTCACAATGCTAGTCCTAGTCGTGCTGTCGATGTTGTCCCTTACCCTATTGACTGGGATGATAGAGAGCGTTTTCACTTATTTGCAGGTTTTGTTTTAGGGGTTGCGCAGTCAATGGAGATAAACATTCGCTGGGGAGGCGATTGGAATAAGAATTTTGAAGTAGATGATAACCAGTTCGATGATTTCCCTCATTTTGAACTATTAAAGGATTTTTAAATGAAAGAAGAATATGTAGACCCAAGGGCGTATGGAACCCAAATATTAGATTATTTAGTAGATGGTACTTCTCCATCTGAATTTAGAGGTGCTCACGAAACTATTAACAAATTAATTGCAAATGCAGATGCTAGTACAGAATATGCTAAATTGTTTGATATTGATTATGGTACAAATAAAATGGCTTACTACAGGCATCTAAACCCTTCAGATAGTACAGTTACTATTCTTACAGGCCTTATTAACGCATTAGCTCCATCAATGAATAGTGATAATGAAAGACTATTAATGAACGCTAAAATGACAAAAGACAATCCATCTAACATTGTTAATGCAGCAAGAGGATTAGCAGAACTTCGTAATATGAAACAATAATATAGGAAAAACATGAGAAGTGATTATTTAAACCCAAACAGTAACGTATCTAAAGGTTTTGAAAAACTTGCAGATATGCATTTAGAAATTGTAACTGCAACACCAACCCTAGCGGCAACAACATATACTGATAAAGATTTGATGTGGCAGCCGCTAAGTATATTAAATGCGGTAGCATCGCAAGGCAATGCATCGTTCTTACATAGTATTACCATGACTCAAAAGATTGATGCTGATAATCAAACAGATGCGATAGATTTATTCTTTTTTGGCAAAAACCCGACATCTGTTACTGGCGTAGGTCTTGCAAGTACAGATGCTAGTATTGAAGATACAACAAGTGAACAAAAATTATTTATGGAGTGTGAGTTTTTAGGAAAAGTATCGCTTTCAGAGCCTACTTTAATGCCAAGTACAGGTGCAGCTAATGGTGCTGCATATTTAACAGTGACTAATATTGGGCTTCCTTTGCAATCAACTTCAGGTTCTAAAGACGTTTATTGTATTGGAGTAATGCAGCAAAAAGCTACTACTAACCCATTAACTTACGCAGATGGAGATTTACAATTTAGATTTGGCATTATGAGAGACTAATTATGTGGTATACACATCTTATTGCTCATCATAATAAAATTTTACGACCATCCCATAGAGATATTGGCACTCTACCTGGTTTTGTACCTATGCGTTTCGACCATTCTTGTAGTTTGCAATCTTCTGCGCTTGGCTCAGGAGGTATGTGGGGAAATGCTTATTACACTCCATCATTTACTGTAGGGACAAATACTAGCGATGTAGCGAGTTGGAGGTTTCTAGATGGAGGCCATTCTAAATTTAGTATAGCATTTTGGGTAAAACCATCAGGTCAAGAAATGCTCACAACTTTGCTCGGTCTAGGAAGTCATGATAATACTGGAAGGTATGCAAAGAAACAAGTTATTTTTGACAATTTAGGGGCAAGTGGCAATAACGGCTTTGAAATATATTTAGAAGGAAATGGTAGTTATTCTGACGCTGCAAGTAATACCGTAGATGGAGTTAACAACAAAATAACATTTAAAGTAGGTAGCACTACTGTAAGTACTAATCCTTCTACATTAGCTTTTCATAATAATCCAAATGTCTCAGAAGATAATGATGTATGGAAACATATTGTCTGCACTTATGATAGTTCGCTTGGCTCTAATAATATGAAAATATATGCTAATGGGACTTTACATGCACAAGCCAATTGCACTACAGTTTTAAATGTTACAGAAATGCCAATAATTGGAAGAAATCGAGCTAAAAGTACATCATCTGAAATGACTATAACGTCAACTTCCTATGCAGATAATATTACAACAGTTACTGGTACAGGCGGGGCATTTGGTATGATGGATAATAATTTAATAACTGCTAATGAAGATGTTACTATTTCAGGAACAAGCAATAATAATGGAACTAAAGAATTAGTTGACAACTCAACCAAAATTACAGAATTTAAATTTCACAATTCAGGTGGAAGTTCAAGTGAAAATGAAAGCGGATTAAGTGGGGCAACGGCAACAATAGAGCATTTTCATCCCGTGGTAAAATTAAAAATTGGTGATATGCAAATATGGAACGGAGCAATATCGGCTTTAGAAGCGCGCCTTGTTTGGTGGATAGTAGCTCAAGTTCAAGCACATATAGATTGGAATCGATGGAATAGTGGTAGTCTATATTTTCCTATTCTTGGTAATAAGAGGAAACTATTTGCTTGGTATCGTTTTGGTGATGGTCTAGAATATATAAATTATGGCCCGTCGGCTAATCAAGCAAAAGTATATAATATGTCAGCTTATACTGGATTGGGAAGTAATAACTCAAATTCCACAATTAGGCAAAGAGATTTATATAGTAATGTTCCATGGGGATATTCTCAAGATGAAGACAACGCAACAACACAAGCTATGTTATGGCCAGTTTCACAACCAGATTCTCCATGCAATAGTGGTGCAAGACGACGCAGGAGGTAAATGGCTAATCTTAATCTAAATGGTAATGTTTCAAAAAACGAAGAAACTCTCCATTTAGCATATAATGATTTAATTACATTTGGCAAGATGTTTAGTCCACAGGATTTTTTAGCATCTGCTACCCCAGATTTCCATAGAGATGTAGGAAGTCTTCTTATAGACAAGACAAAACAGCAATTAGCACTAGTTTTACCTAGAGACCATGCAAAATCTACAATGGCAGCTTGCGCAGTGCTTCACAGATTTCTATTTGCAACTAAAGAAAATCCAGAGTTTATAGCCTGGATTGGTGAAGCTCAAGACCAGGCAAGAGATAACCTCGCATGGATACAAAACCATATATACGATAATCCAGCTATACATTACTATTTTGGTGATTTAGAAGGAGATAAATGGACAAAAGACGAATTTACACTAAGAAACGGTTGCCGAATGATTGGCAAGGGTACTTCACAAAGATTAAGAGGGAAAAGACAGAACTCGACAAGATATACAGGAATTATACTTGATGACTTTGAATCAGAGCTAAATACTAAAACTCCTGATTCTAGACGACAAATTAAAGAATGGGTAACTGCTGCAGTATACCCAGCGATTGATTTTGATAAAAATGGATTTTTATGGTGCAATGGAACTATTGTGCATTATGACAGTTTTTTAAATGGTTTAGTAAACAAACACCGAGAGGCGGTAAATACAGGCGAAGACTTTGCCTGGGCGGTATATACTAAAAAAGCTATTGAAGATGGCGCACCTTTGTGGCCTTCACGTTGGCCAATGAAAAAATTAGAAGAGCGTAAGCAATTCTATATAGACTCAGGTACCCCAGCTAAATTCTACCAAGAGTATATGAACCAGGCAAAATCGCCAGAAGACCAGATATTTAGCGAGGAGGATATTAATAATGCATTATATAAAGGAAATGCACGTTTTGACGCAGAATATGATTCGTGGTATATCAAAATGGATGACGGACGAAAAGAATATGTTAATATTTACATCGGTGTTGACCCAGCTTCAACAGTTGGGGTACATAATGATTATTCTGTTATTATGGTCATTGGCGTTACTGCAGAGTTTGATTATTATGTTATTGAATATTGGCAAGAGCGAGTCCTGCCTATGGACTGTGCAGACAAGATATTTGAAATTACAAAACGATACAGCCCGATACGTAGAATAAACATTGAAACAGTGGCATATCAGGAAATGTTAAGAGATTATGTCATGAAACGCAGTAAAAGAGAAGGAATGTTTCTTCCTGGTATAGAAAAAGGAATTAAAAATTATAATCAAAAAAAGAAAGATAGGTTGTTTGAAGGCCTGCAGCCAATGTTTAAAGCAGGTGCTGTACACCTAAAAAAAGAAATGCATGCGTTTATAGGAGAATTGCTTGATTTTCCTAAAGGCAGTCATGATGATACTATTGATGCGTTCTGGTTAGCAACGCAATTTGCTAAAGGTAATCCTAAAGCAGGAAGTACAAAAAAGAAGAAAAGTAAGGATGGAAGCTGGTATAAGCCTAAAAAAATGTACAATTGGATGACAGGTGCTCGAAAATAGCTGTTGTTTATGTCGATAAATAAGCTTATATTATGAGTTATGATACGAGAAGATATTAGGGTAAAAGAAGTAAGAGAGCTGTTTGACCGATGGCAAAAGGCTCGTATCGACTGGGATACAGCTGCTAGAGAAGATATTGACTTCTATCTAGGTAATCATTTTACTGCAGATGAAGTAGACGAATTAGACTCTCGTAATCAGTCATCTATGCCTATGGATAGGCTATATGCTGCTATAGAGCAGTTTAAAGCAATAGTAACTTCAAAATCTCCAAAATTTTCTGCCGTTGGCAGAGAAGACTCAGATAATAAGCTTACAAACGTATGGCGAACTATACTTGAGTATATATGGGACATATCTGATGGCAATGAAGTATTTAAACAAGTTGTGCACGATTATGCAGTTACAGGATTAGGATATTTCTATTGTTATTTAGATAGAGATGCTGATTATGGTAGAGGCGAAGTTAAATTTACATATGTAGACCCATTTCGTGTTTATGTAGACCCGAATGCTAGACATAAATATTTTGACGATGCATCAGGAATGATTGTATCAACTATTTTAAGCAAGCAGCAACTTATAGACCTTTATCCACAATTATCACAACCTGTAGATGAAAATAGTGAAAAGATTTTGATTGATGAAATAGAATCAATAAGTGGTGAAGAAGATTACCCAGATGCCACTAATAGGACCACAATGCAGTCATTTACGCCTGATAATACAAAAGATAAGGATTATGGCGTTGATAAGTATAGATTGCTAGAATACTACCGTAAAGTGCGTGTACCGTACTATAGAGTAATTGATACGCGTAGTGGCGATGAAAGAATTATGACTCAAGAAGAGTTTGCTCAAATGGCAGAAGATAAAGATTTTGCGATGGCCATACAGCAAAAATTAATTGATTATGTAGAGGTAACACAATCAAGAATTAAATTAACATGCACAGTAGGTCAAATAGTATTATATGAAATGATATGCGATACAGATATATATCCAATTATACCTGTTCCAAACATTTGGACTAATACTCCGTACCCAATGAGTGATGTTAGAAAAAATAAAGCATTTCAAAGGTTCCTCAATAAGACAGTGTCACTTATCACATCCCATGCCCAAGCGTCAGCTGGTTTAAAGCTACTCGTACCCCAAGGTAGTGTTAGCGATATAGAAGAACTCGAAAGAGATTGGTCTAATCCTAATGCTACTATCGAATATGACCCTTCTTTTGGGGAACCGCATTTTCCAGCACCACAACCATTATCTAGTTCTATTATGACGTTACCTAAAATGATAGAAGGGTATATTGATTTAAATATTGGTATTTTTGAAATGATGCAAGGAAGTAGCGAAGCTGCACCTAGAACGTATAGTGCAACAATGATGATGGAAGATGTAGGTCAAAGACGTTCTAAATCTAAATTAAGAGATATTGAAGGTTCGTTAAAAAGATTAGGACAAGTTGCATATAATATGTCAAAACAGCATTATAGCTTTAAAAAGACATTTAGAATTGTTCAACCTAATAATGATATTAACGAATATACTGTAAATAAGCGTTTATATGATGATAAAACACAACAATTAATGCAAATTGAAAACGACATATCTGTAGGTCAATTTGACGTAAGAATTATAGGAAGTTCTACATTACCTTCTAATAAATGGGGTGAATGGCAAATATATATGGAAGCATATCAAGCTGGTCTTATTGACAGAGTTGAAGCTTTAAAGAAAACAGAAATATTTGACAAAGAAGGTGTATTACAAAGAACTGATGAAGTACAAAAATTACAAGGAATGTTACAGCAAGCTCAAGAGCAGATTAAGCGTGTAAGTGGTGACTTACAAACTGCTCAAAGAGAATCTGTATCATCAAGACAGCGTACCGAAGTTGAGAAGTTTAAAGGTAGGCTAAAAGAACAAGAATTAGATAGCAAAGCAAATAGTAAGCTGCAATTAGGCAGGTTACAAGATGCGGTTAAACTCGAATCCGAGAAATTACGTATGAATACACGTAGTGAAACTCAAAAAGAAAAAGAGAAATCGCAGAAAGGAGCTAAATAATGGATAACGCATTAGAAAATGGACATCTAGAGGGTGAAACCACAGATAATGTAGGGCAAGACGAAGCCGTCAATACGCAAGATAG